AACAGACTTCGGTAAAGTAAAAGCTTTTGGGGTAGAAAAGGCAAGAGTTGTAACTGATGATGAATTTGTAATTGCTAAAAGTGCCGTAAAAGCGATTGCACAGAATAAGTATAACATGGAATTAGATAATCAAATAAATGACGACATCGTGCCATTTTAACGCTTAAAATATTAAAAAAAACATTGAAGGCTATTAGAGTTATTAATAATTCTAATAGCCTTTTTACTTTAATAACAAAAAAACATTTGGAGGAGAATATGAATTTTGTAAATTTAACACCACACGCAATAAACTTAAATAACGGACAGGTTTTTATGCCCTCAGGCATAGTTGCTAGAGTCTCTACTATTTATAGTGATGTAGATAGTGATGGAGTAGCAACAGTAAGTTTTGGAGATGTGCAAGGCTTGCCTAGTCCTATGCCAGATATTTTATATGTCGTTTCCGCCGTTGTTCAACAAGCTGGAAAACTTGCTGGACGGACTGATTTAGTAGCTCCAGCAACTGGTGCTAGCGGTGTTATTAGAGATGATAAGGGACAAATAGTTTCCGTCCCATTTTTTGTTAGGAGCTAAATTTATGAAAGATTTTAATAGGTTTAAAACATCAAATGAAAAGACTACCTACTCAAGAGGGAAGGAAGAAAAAGAATTGATGGCAACTATTATTAATAGGGTGGTTTTAGATTTGGAGCTAGATTTAGATAAAAATTTAGATAGAGATTTAGAAACAAAAAAACTAAAAACTCTATTCTTATATGTAAGCTCACTGTCTTATCTTCTTAAAGAAGATGATGAGTATATTTTTAGTTTTAATCGAATTTGTGAAAACTTAGACTTAGACGCAACTTTTTTAAGAAAAAAAATAATCACTTCAGCACATAAAAAAGCATCTCAAAGCTTCAAATTTAACCCAAGAAAAGAGTTAGAAGAAATATATAAGGTAGCTCTAGCTTGCTTTTCTCAAGTTAGTTTAGAGGCTTTAGGGGGCTTAGAAATCGAATACCCTAAGATAATATCACTCTCTTTTTTGGGGTTGCCAAAGAAAAGGACGGATAAACTAACTCTTCTTAAAAAAATAAAACAAAATAGATGGATATTTGACGCTCTCAGAGCAACAGGGAACGAGGAGCTAGGTCAAATCATTCAACAAGAATTTAATAAAATAAACTAATTGGAGGAATATATGGAAAATTTAAAAGAAAAATTTATCTTAGGCTTTGCAATTACGGTTGGAATAATTGGCTATATCGTAGGCATGATATTATCCGTAGCAGTCACATACGGATTTTGTTTTTTGTGTTTGATGGTTATTAATTACTTTTTAGCTTTAATATTTTAGTGGGTGGTAGAATGGTAACAGACTGGACAGTTATTATTATCTCTCTAACTCTTATCTTAATCTCTATGATTATTTCTCATACATACATAGAGATTGAGAAAATAAGAGCATCAAAAGAGAAAGAAGAAGAAGAAAGAAAAATAGGATTTTAAAAAATGGAGGGTATGATATGAAAAGATTTATAATATTAAGCAAGGTTGCAGTAATTATATTACTATTATTGGTAGGGTTTTATGTTTTTGATTCAAACATAAGTCCCTTAATTGATGAAGTAAATCAGCTAAGAAACGAAAAGAAAAGCATAGAGGAAGTTTTAAAGGACTTTGAGGAGGAGGATACTTTAGTATGGGAGGAGAAGTTTGAAAGAGCAAAGCAAGAAATTCCTATGCAATACGGGGTTTCTCAAGATGAGGTTGAGGTTTTACTAGGATTAGAAAGTAATGGGAAAAGAGATGCAGTCAAATTTGAACCTCACCATATGGAGAGGGTAAAGAAATATACTAAGAATGATGGAGAGAAAAGAATGTTGTCATCATCTCATGGTGTGTGGCAAATTATGGGTTGGCATTTTGCGGAACGGAAGCAACATTGGTTTGAAGCTTACGATGCTGAAAAGTCTACTCATATGGCAATGACTATATGGAGTGAGTGTAGAACTAGAATGTGTAAAGAAGGAGTAAGTAAGTATGAATGCTTAGAAAAGGTTGCAGGTTGCTGGAACGGGAGTAAAGAGTATGCAAGGAAGTTTATGGTGGAGCTAAGTAAGAGGGTAATTAATAGAATGGGGGTAGAATAACATGGATATAGAAAGTAAATTGATAGAAGCGGTGATAAATAACGGATATGCGATTCGATATATACAGAACCCATCACTAGAAGTGCAATTAACAGCAGTAAGGAGGAGTGGGGAATCTATATCATACATCCACAACCCATCGTTAGAAGTTCAGTTAACGGCTGTTGCAAGACATGGGTTAGCAATACAATATATCCACAACCCATCGTTAGAAGTTCAGTTGACGGCTGTTGGAAAAAATGGGTTAGCAATACAATATATCCACAACCCATCGTTAGAAGTTCAGTTGACGGCTGTTGCAAGACTTGGGTTAGCGATACGATATATACATAACCCCCACCCTGAAGTTGTGGAGCTAGCTAGGAGTAAGAGAGTTGATAAAAAATTCTTAGCAGGTAAAGATTGGTTTATTAATGAGTTAATGGGAGAGGAATAAATCACGGTGAAGTCGGCTAGCATAAGGCTAAAGTTAAGTTTTAGGGGTAGGATACCGAAATAAATTTCGGGAACCTATCTTAGTATGAGATAAAAGAAGGAGAAAATTATGGACATAAAAGAAATTTTAAATGGACACATTAAAGAAAAATGTTACCCGTGCAGGTGGTGTGGGCTTATCCCATCTATTTCTTATGAATTAACGCTTAATGGTGAACAGTCTTTTAAATTAAGATGTGTTAACGAGTGTGGAGATTTCTATACTTGTTCTGGAAAGATAGGTAATATAATTGAGTATTGGAACGAATATCATAGCTATAATCAATTAACTCGAGAGGAGATTATAGATATGACGGTGGAGGCACTCAAAAGAGGTAAAAGCATGATTATTAACGGAGAAAAAGCTGAAAACCTGAGCTTATCTATGTACTCAGACGGAATTCAAATAAAAGGAAGTTTTATGTTTTTTAAACAAATAAAAACAATACAAATAGAAAAATAAAACAAGGGGAAAAAATGTTAATTAAATTTAATTCAAACGAGAAGCAAACCATCGAAGTTTGGTCTTATCTCTTTGATACGGCAAGAGATTGGGCTTGTCTCTCTGATAGTAACGGTAAAGAGATTATAGAGATTAAATATTTACGGTTTGATGATGACGAAGTATGTGATGTTTATCAAGTCACTTACAAAGACAAAACCACTAAAGAGTACTTAGAAGATGACGAAATTTATTTATCAATAGAGGTTGAGGTATGACAGAGTTATTAATATTTTTATTATTATCTTTAGCTCTATTTTTTATAAGGAAGGATATAAAAAAGGATATTTTGACGCTTATGAAGATAAGGAATTCTAATAAACAACAACAGGGGGATTTATGGAATGTTTAGAACCACAATCACTTTTCCATGACCTTCAAGTCTTGGCAGTGACTTCTTTGTTCTCTCTTTTTGTCGCCTATTACATGGTTTGGGATATTCGAAAATGGGGAGGATATAAGAAAGGCAAAGAGGACGGCTATAAAGAGGGTCACAAGCAAGGATATTTTGACGCTTGGGAAGATAAGGAATTAAAATAATTGAAGGTAAAAATAATATGAAATTAACAGCAGAAGAACTATTTCAATCAGGTTTTGAAATGTGGAAATACTCAAGACTTGATTTAGGAGATGGAGAAATAATAATAATCGATAATGTAGAAAGATATCAACGGAATTGTGATGTCGACGGAATAAGAATAGAAGGGACTTACGAAATATCAGGCAAAGGGTACATGTCTAATTTTGAACTTACTGAAATGCTAGATGTCGATTTCTTTGTTAAAAATGAAAATGTTATCTATCTAACTGAAGATGAGATAAATAACCCTAAACATTATCACACAATTGCTGGAGTTAAATGTGCAGACATTACTGACCATTTTAACTTTAACTTAGGTTGTGCCATTAAGTACATATGGAGAGCTGGAAAAAAAGAGAAAGAGAGTTATATTAAGGACTTAAAAAAAGCTCGATGGTATCTAAATAGAGAAATAGAAAATTTGAAGTAGTAGTAAAAGGGTTTTTGTAGAGGTTAGGCATTTAAACGGAGGTTATTCAAATGAACACTTTATTTCAATTAATTCAACAAGCGATTGATTTATATGCAAACCCTGGTGAGTTATGCACAACTTGCGGTGAATTTGCAGATGAATATGGTCGTTGTGGATGTCACTACAAGTAAGTAGTTTATTTAGGTTTTAAAGAGGTGGTATCTAGCTACCTCTTTACTACTTTTATAAAAAAAAATGCCAAAACCCCCACATAACTTAATTTACTTGGTCGAAACAATTAAGGCATTGATTGTAGAGGTCATGGCTTGAGTACAATACCAAAAAAAATAAAAGAAGGGCAAATAATATGGAAAATAAAATTAGACTAAACACATTAGAATTAAATAAAATTCTATTTTGTTCAAAAAATATAGTAGAAAAAATATCTACCATAGATGCGTTAAAATACATTCTGATTCAACAACTAGAAAACGGGAAATATTTATTAACAACAACAAACTTAGAAATAACTCTAAACTTTACACTACAACTGACAGAAGGAGGTTTTGATAATAATAATAAATCATTTTGCATCAACTTCTCTAACTTCTTTAACTTCATTTCTCAAATACAAGATACTGATTTTATTCTCTCAAATAAAGATAATAAAATAATAATCCAAACATCAACATCAACCCTATCACTACCTAAATTTGATACTTCAACCTTTCCAACTCAAGCACTAGAAGAAAACATAAATTACTCAAATATATCTTGTAGCGAATTTATTAACACCACAACTAAAAGCTTACCATTTAGTTCTATAGATGAAACCAGATACAACTTAAACGGTTTATTTGTATCTAATTCTCACATCGTTGCAACCGATGGCATTTCTATTATAGAAACTAAATTTAGTGAATTAGAGCAGAATACAAGCTTTAAAGGTGGGATTATAATATCTAATAAAGTTATTCCAATCATTAATAAAATTATTCAAACATTTAAACCTAAATCACTAGATGTTGGAGCAACTAAAAACTTTATCTACTTTAAAATTGATGACATCTTTACCCTATCTTGCAGAACCGTTGATGGTAACTTCCCAGACTATACCAAAGTTATTGATAAAAATAGACAAAATTCTTGTATCGTTAAAGTTAATAAAGAACATTATAGTTCATTAATCGGGATATTAGGAAGATTAAGAAATATCACACCAGATACCGCTAAAACCGTTAAATTAATAATTAGTACCACTCATAGAAGCTTAACTTTTAGTGTTTCTAATAATGAAACTTCTACATCACTGACAGAAAAAGCAAACTACTTAGACATTAGAGGAGCAAGAGATTTAGATTTAGAACTTTATATTAGCGTTGATTATCTTATTAGAACAATCCACAGCCTCAAAGATGAACCATTCTTTGAACTCCAATTAGCAAAAGATAAATTCGCTCCAATTAATATTGTGGCTAATAACTCTTTTATCGTGATTATGCCAATGAGGGTGGGATAAAAGACAAAAAAAACCTCCATGTAAATACTTTTTACATATTTACATGGAGGAAAAAGCCTTGGAGGGCATAATTTTATTATTACTCCATTTTAGCAGTTTTGCAAATGTAATCATAATAAAATTTTGAAAATAAAATGAAGTAGGATAAAATAAAAAACCCGAATAGTTAGGAGCTATTCGGGTTAGCATTAATAGTAGTTTAATAACAACATATAGGTAAGCCTTATCTAATTTAATCTATATGTCGTTATTTTGTCAATATTAAATATGAAATATATAGGTTAATTTATGCCAAAAAAACAACTGTTTCAAGATAGATTCTTATCTATCTACTCAAATCAAAAAACAAAAAAAGAAAATAATAAAATAATAAACCTAACTTGCCCTTCCTGCAAAGAACAAGAAGCATATATGTTTCTTGACGGCTGGCACTCTATTTGCCCAAGATTAAATAATTGCGGTGCTAAAACTTCTATTTGGGAGCTTTTCCCAGACCTTCAGAAAACCCAAAACTTCATACCTAAACATCAATCAAAATATACAACGCTAGATGATTGCCAAGATTACTTATTAAGCCGAAACATAAGTAATGAAGTAATATCTAAAATAAGCGGTCAATTTTACCCACTATCTAACGATATTAGAGAAGGTGGAGGGATAGTCTTTAAGTTCGCAAATGGCGGAGAAAACGGCAAGCCGTTTCTTAAATCTACAGAAGCATGGAGTAAATCAGGTACTTGCAAACTTTCAGAAGATTATTTTAAAATTAACGATTTCTTGTATGACACATCAAAACCTTTATTCATAACAGAAAGTGTAATTGACGCTTTAAGTCTTATCCAATTAGGACAACAAGCTATCGCTTTTTTCAATGTAAATTGCAAACTGAATAAAGTACAAGAATTAGGCTTTTCTAATATCGTTCTTGCTCTTGATAACGACAAAGCAGGCATAGATAGCATTAAAAGACTAAAATTACACAATAAAACACTAAAAGCTTGTTTGCCTTATGGTTATAAAGATTGGAATGAAGCACTACAAGTAATAGAAACTATTGATAATTTTAAAAATAAATTACCGTCGTGGTATTCATACGCAGAAAGAATAACTTGCAACACTCCACAAGAATATTTTGACTTTACTAAAGATGAAAATAAGAAATATTTTACATTTCATAATAAAACTTATTTCATCAGTACCCGTAAAATAGATAAAGATATAGAAGAAAAATATTTTGTAGAGGCGATGGACGGAGTCTTAGAGCCTTTTTATTGGATAAAAGAACACGAAAGCGGATTATCTAAATTAGCAGTCATCGCTAAAAGTAGAGAAGGGAATAAAAGTCTTTTCTTTGATGACACCAAAGCAAAAGGAGATGTAGCTAAATTCGCTGGTTACCTTTTCCAACATCAAATAGACTTCACACTTAAAGGCACACAAGCACAAGACTTAAGACAAGCTTTAATATCCGATTTAAAACAATCGGATACAGCATACCAAACTAAACATGCTGGATATTTTAAGCCACTTGATGCTTATGTTTTCAATAACTGGTTAATAAATGGAACTGGAGAAGTAATACTTGGGCAAACTAAAGAAGATGTTAAATTTATTAAACATCATAATACCGCAGTTTTACCAAGTAAGTACAAATGTATCACTCCAAATTTAGACGACACGAAAGAAAAAGCTAAAAATATCATTCATACACTATACGCAAGTTTTGGCCATAACGGACTTACTTGCTTATCGTTTATGGTAGCTAGCTGGTTTTTAAGATTAATTAAGGACAACCAGAAAGGCATCGGGTGCTTTCCTTATATCTCAGCTTTATCAAGTAAGGGAGGGACGGGTAAAACTTCATTAGCTAGATTTTTAAATTCTTTGCAATGTATAGATGAAGAACTTATCAACATTACTTCATCAAGCACAAAGGCTGGGATTGTAGAAGGAATTAAAAGGCATAATAATCTAGTTAGCTTTCTCGACGAAAGTAACGCAGACGGAATTAAAGAAAATTCTATAATTGCTAATATGATTAAACCTTATTACTCATCTCCAAGCCTCTATAATCGTTCAAAACAAGACGAAACATCTTACGAGTATGGAAGAGTTTACCAAGATTTAAATGCTTATAGCGGATTAATTTGGCTGCATAATAGCAAGCCAGCTAAAGACCACGCAGAAAAGACTCGATTTATTCCGCTCATTTTCAATGCGAGAGATTTCAAAGATACTAAAGACATCTTTAACCGACTAATAAGTATCCCAATGGAAGATAGAACTAGTATTTTTATTGAAGTAATGAAAAATAGAAAATTCTTTGAAGATAATTTTATTGCCCAAATTAAATCTGAAGCAACTAAGTTAACTGAACTAGGAGTAAAAGATTATCGTATCGCTCTTAATCATTCTATCGTGATTACATCTCTTAAGTTACTTCTGACAGTTCTAGGGTTGCCAGAAATGAAAGAATTTAGTCAATTTATTCTAACAACCGCTAAGGGTTTAATTGAAGAATTAGGAGAAGATGCTCCAATAGCCGTAGAGTTTTTAGAACAGTTACAGTTGTTTAGAATTCTAGCCAACGCTCAAGCTAGCGTTGAAACCAAGAAATTTGGAGACTTTACGAATATAGAGATACTCGCAACATTCTTTCAAGAGAAATATATTTCAAGAGATGGCATAAATAAAGATTGTTATTGCATCGATTTAAAACGAGCATTGGAATATTTAAAACGAGTCAACCCGAAATATCAACCAAAATTTGATGATGTAAGAAACGCATTAAAAGAACATAGTGCATGGGTTAACTTAACCGTTCCGAATGTAACTACTTACATCTCACAACCTTTAGGGTATTCAGCTCGACCACGTTCTATTGTTCTTCTTAAAGACAAAGCAAAAGAACTTACAATGTGGGAAGGGAGTAAATACATCAAAAACACAGAAGAAATATCCGTAGAAGATATATTTTAATTATTTGTTCGGTCGGTGTCCGTCATAAGTACTTGATATTATTAGATGTTCGGTCGGTGTTCGGTCATTGTTCAGCTAAGTACTTGATATTATTGAATGTTCGGTTGTTCGGTCTTTTTTAAGATATATGCCTATCTTAAAATAGGAAAATTGATAAAAATAAAAACTCACATGGGGGTATATATGTGAACATGCGAACAAGCGAACATTTATATATATATATATATTTTTTAACGTTAAAAAAAATATATATATATATAGATATCAAGCACTTACGAAGATGACGGGGGTATAAAAATTTTGTTCGGTCTAACCGAACAAATAGCGAACACGGCGAACAAATTTGGCTAAAATTGGCTAAAATTGGACAAAATACAGGAACAAACACCTTTTTCTAGCACTTTTTAGGTAGGAAATAGAGCAAATTTTAAATTAGAAAAGGAGGGGTTAAATGGAAATTTTAATAAATTATTGTCTTGGTCATCATTTTAATCAGTTAATTGCAGAACATTTTAATAATTTAAAACTTAGTGAACTTTTAGAGTTAGTTTTAGAAAAAAAATTACTCAGAGAGAAAATTTTAGAAGGCTATTTGGAGAAAGAAGTAAAAGAGTTTAAAAAACGGCTAAATTTAACCCAAATTCAAAAAGTAAAAGAATTAGGGGTAAAATATAGAGTAAGTGAAGAAAATTGTTTTATCGGTCTTTATTTGGTTTATTTAGAGTGGTTAAAAAATAAAACAAATATGGACAAAGAAGGGCTAATAATGCTAAATTTTACAGGTAATATTGAAGATTTAGATGGAATTGGATTAGAAGACAAAGAAAAAGAAAATATTTATAACCTACTTTGTGCTTTTAGTGATAAAGTAGAAAAAATAGAAAAGAAAAAAGAAATAAGTATATTGGAGGGAATAATAATAGAGATATGAAACTAACTAAAGAAGGTGACGGGAGAAAGCTTGGGCATTTCTTACTTTGTGGGGAAATACAAAATAAAGAAATGGATAATAAAGTTGATAGATGGGGTGGTATAATAGATTTACAGACGAAAGAATATATTAAAAGCATATTTCATTTAATACATATATCTAAGAGGGTTGAAATATTACCTTATAATTTAATTTACCCAGAAGATAGGAAAGAAAGTGGAGCTTCTGCCGTTTGTTACCTCGATTGGAGTGGTGAACGAAACATTAATATTACTTTTTTTAGTGTCGGCACAATAATAGTTTCTTATACCAGAGATAAGAATTCTTCTCCTTTTACTTTGCTTTATTGTACTAGAGATGAGTTTTATACTTTCGCACAGATATTATCTATCTTACAAAAATTTTTGTCATGGCAAGACATAATATGAAATTTAAAAAACTAACATCTATCATTGATGATAAAATTAAAGGGTTTAGCAATTATTTTAGCGTGGTTGAAATATTCTCACCCCGTTTATTAGATTGGGGGGAAGGGAAGGAATACGACTTAGCTTCTAGGGTTAATTTTAGGTTTTTAGAAAAGTTAAAAGCTTTAAGGGAAGAAATAAATAAACCTATTATTATCAATCATGGCAGTAATTTACGGCGTGGCTTTAGGCATTTTAAAGACCAACAAGAGATTGTTAAACAAGGATTAACTGAAAGTGAGTTAAGTTTTCATTGTCTATTTTGTGCTTGTGATATTTCTATTGATGGGTTTATTTCAATAGAAATTAAAGAATTTATTGATAATCAGTTAGGGAATAGTTTTTTTGGTGGGATGGGTTTATACAATAGTTTTGTACACTTAGACGGTAGAGAAAATTTAACAAATACGGCTATAGTGTGGGATTTTAGGAAATAAAAATATAAAGTATAGATAAAATATGGCAAAGTCGCAGTCAAATCAAACAGTTAAAAATAAACAAAAAAAAGCTCCGCTAAAAAAATTATTAGGAGACGACAAACAAACTAGAACAAAGGTAAAGCAAGCTGAATTTATCAAAGCTTTTATTAAGAATATAGGCGTAGTATATCGTTCTTGCGAAGAAGTTGATATTAATGAAGCCACTTATTATAAGTGGTTAAGAGAAGACCCAGAATTTAGGGAGATGTTAACAATTGCAGAGAACAGGTTTTGCAACGCATTAGTTGCGAGTATGTTCAAGAGAGGGCTAGAAAAAGACAATACAGCATCAATTTTCTTATTAAAGTCATTACAGCCAGAAAAGTATGACGAAGGCGTAAGAGCTCAAAGAATACAAAATGAAGGGATGAGAGATATGGCTAATACTTTAAAAGCCCCTGTTTTTGTAAGTGCTGAGGAAGTCCCAGCGGAGGAGTTGAGGCTACTTACTCACAATGAGGAAGAAGATAAATAAAGTGTACCACGGTGGTACAGTTAAAAGGTTTTAAGAAGGGAATAATGGAAATAAAGCTAATTGAAACAACGAGAGTTAAACCATACCCGAACAACCCGAGGGTTAACGACAATGCCGTTAAGGGCGTAGCAGAAAGCATTAAACAATTTGGCTTTAAACAACCCATTGTGGTTGATGGCGAGCTTGTTGTTATCGCTGGGCATACTAGGCTAAAGGCGGCGCAAAGGCTAAAACTAAAAGAGATTCCTTGCGTAATAGCGACAGAACTAACGGCGGAGCAAATCAACGCATATAGAATTTTAGACAACAAACTAAACGAAAAAGCCGAGTGGGATATTGACGCTTTAAAGATTGAGCTAGATAACTTATCTGACTTTAGCTTTGTTCCCTTTGATGTAGATTTTAGCGATTTAATTAAAGAAGAGCCAAGTACAGAAGATGACGAGTTTAACATAGATGCGGAGCTTGAAAGCGAAGAGGAGCCAGTAACGAAGTTAGGCGATGTTTGGATATGTGGCAATCATAGAGTTCTATGTGGCGATAGCACAAGTGAAGAGTCCTACTCTACCCTAATGGTGGGCAAGCTGGCAGACATTCTTATTACAGACCCACCATACAATGTGAACTATGAGGGAAAAACTAAAAAGGCTCTTAAAATAAAAAACGACGAATTTGCTTCTGGAAGCGATTTTTTAGATTTCTTAATTAAATTTTACACATGTTCTGTTGGCGTGCTTAAAAGCGGGGGGGCTTTTTATATCTGGCATGCAGATTTGGAGGGGCTTAACTTCAGAAAGGCGGCGAACGAAGCAGGGCTAACCGTAAGGCAGTGTTTAATTTGGTGTAAAAACACTATCGTGATGGGGCGACAGGACTACCACTGGCAGCACGAGCCTTGTCTTTATGGGTGGAAAGATGGGGCGTCTCACGAGTGGTTTTCAGATAGAAAGCAAAGCACTATTATAAGGTTTAACAAGCCAAGCCGAAACTCTGAACATCCCACGATGAAGCCGCTCGAGCTTTTTATGTATTTAATAACGAACTCCTGCAGGCAGGGCGGGATTGCTCTAGACCCGTTTTTGGGTAGTGGCACAACTTTAATTGCAGCGGAGAGGCTTAAAAGAAAATGCTTTGGCATTGAGCTAGACCCAAAATATTGTGATGTTATTTGCAAAAGGTTTTATAAAGAAACGGGCATAATCCCAACCAGAGAGAGAGACGGGCTAAAATTTCCAGTGGAACATGCTTAAACTTTGGGCATCACAAGATATTTTATTGCAAGAGAGGAAACATAAGAACCATATTCTAGCGGCAGGTGTAGGGTATGGCAAGTCTATTTTTGGGTGTAGATGGCTATTAACTAGGATTTTATGGAACTCTAAACCTCTTTGGTATGGGGTTTTAAATGTTACTTATTCATTATTAAAGGGTGTAAATTTAGAGCAATTTAAAGCTTTAATATTAGAGTTGGGAATGGTGGAAGGAATTCATTATAAGGTTAATTATAGTGAATTATTTTTAGAATTTAAAATTCCTCCAATTAAAAGAGCTAGAATATATTTTATTACGGCACAAAATTACAAGCGAATTATAGCATACACCTTAGCAGGCGTATGGCTAGATGAGCCAGGGTGGATGGATGATGCGGTATGGAGTGAAGTAGTTAAAAGATGTAGAGATGGAAAAGCTAATATCATTCAAACATTGAGAACTGGGGTGCCTCAAGGAATGGGAGAAAGTGAGTATTTTAAAGAAGGTACAAGTCCAGATTTAGAAATAATTTCTAAATATAAATTAAAAAGAGCGGTAACGAAGTGGGACGATGGGGAATTTGTAAGGTTTAAGTCTAATAAAAAGACTTTAATTATGCACGCAAGCACTCATGAAAACACAGCGAATGCTGATAGCTATATTTATCGATTAGCAGATGATTTTGGCTGGTCTAAATCATTATGGTCACAACAAGTACATGGTCAATTTGTGTCGGCGTCTCAAATTTCTTTATTTGATTTTGACGAAGCTAAACATGTTGGCGAATATCCTCCGTCTATTGATTGTAAAACTAGATGGGTATCATGGGATTTTAACGTTGGTCAAGTTACATGGATAGTTGGGGAGCAAAGGGACGGAAAGTTTTTAATTGTGGCGGAGAATGGGAGCGATGCAATAGATACGATGAAGGCGGTGGAACAATTTATTAAAAAATTTCCGTTAGGCAGTAATCAACATATCGAGTTCTTAATAACAGGTGACTGTAATGGATATTCTAGTGATACCCGTTCAACTACTAGTGATTACTCAATTATAGTGAGTGAGTTAAAAACTAAGGGATATAGGGTTAAGTTGATTGCCCCTCGTTCTAATCCTAGTATTACTACTTCAGTAATGGCTTGTAATAAGTTATTCAATGAGAACACTTTAACAAGTCAAAAAGTTAAAATGTACATTGATAAATCATGTAAAAAACTGATAATGTCGTTAAAACAAACTAAGCCAGATGGTAGGGGGGGGATAGCAAAACCTAGTGGTGACACATGGACGCACCCTAGTGATGCGTTTAGATATTTTGTAGATGCCGTAGCTCCAATCAGGTCTCGTGGAGCAGGTGGATTTAACTATTAAACTAAAGTAAAAAAGTAAAATGATTAGAATAAGTAAAGACTATTTAGGCAGCGTAAATGAGTGGCAATCTATTAGTGATTATACTGATGGGGTTGTTTCAGTTATTAAGGAAAGCTTAATACCTCATCAAACTGAATTGTCTCCAGTCGCATTTGCTAGGCAAGGATATGTAAGGAGGCAAAATGTTTTATCGTATTTTAATCATTGTAAATTAGTGGAGGATATTTATTTATCATCACTAGGGTTTAATTTATCGGTTGATTATATAAATGATGCGTGGGGGGAGTTATTAGAAGATGTAACAGGGTATGGAGATAGTTTAAAAGATTTTATTAAACAAATTACTAGCGGATATATTAGACATGGGTTAGCAGGTATTCTTGTAGACGCTCCTGAAGTCGTTTCTAATGATGTATTAAATGCGAATTTGTTAGGGGAAAGAAGTTATTGGGTTGGGTTAGACGCAAGACAAATTTATTATTATAAGTACTTTGATAATGGGGCATTGAAGGGGAGTTTAAGAGATATTTATATTTCTTTGGGAGAGTATGAGGGCGGAGAAGCAAAGAAGGAGAAAGAGGAGTTAATAAGAAGGTATTTTATTATTGAACAAGGCGATTTGTTTCAGTTTGAAGATTATACTATTCCAGCAGATAGCATTAAAACTATTAAATCTAATAAGAATGAAGATATAATAATTAAAGGGACTTTAGTTAATTCGGGGGTTGGCAATTTAGAGGTAATTCCGATTGTGTTAGTTGGGGGTGGAATAAAAGAAAGTTCATTAAAAGATATTAAGTATCAGTCTTATGTGAGGTTAAATAAAAAGTCGGCATTAGATAATGGGCTATTTTATACAGGTTTCCAAAGAGTTGCAATCTTTGGCATTCATGCTGATGATGCGATAAGTGCAAGCGAAAATACGGCGATGGTATTTGAAAACGCTAATGGTCATATTGAAACTATTCCAGCAAGTGATATGGTTGCATTAAGTGAGGATATATCAAGAGAAGATAGGGATATATTTAAGTTAGCATATAAGCAAAGGTAT